CCTGCGTGTACCGCGAGCTTTTAAAGAAACGTACAGATTTTTTTCAAAAATATTAGGAGACTACATGAGCAAAAAATTACAAGAGAGCCAAGAAAAAATAATCCAAGCTTTGAGGACTGGCGCGACAATGCAGATTGCGTCTGACGTGGCCGGAGTCGGCCGGTCAACGATTTACAAATGGATTGCCAAAGGAGAGCAGCCTCGAGCACAGAAGATTTTTAAAAACTTTGCAGAACGTGTCCGAGCTGCGGATGCTCATGCTGCAATGACAGCACTCGAGACGATCACACATTCCATACAGGAAGGAGATGTCAAGTCTGCAATGTGGCTCCTGTCTCGGAGACATGGATACAAGAACGATGCACAGCACGCAATCCCAGAAGCAGAAGAAGAGACACACAAGAGCACAGACACTCTTGATTATCGGACGATGCTGACAATCCAAATATCAGAGCTCAAGCAATCGATGACGAAAGCAAAAGACTCCGGATCATGGCAAGCATACGCAGCCTTGCAGAGACAGCTGATAACAATGATGCAAGCTCTCAAAACATACGATGCAGAAGAGGGAGCAATCGACGCACATGAGAGAATGACAGACGAGCAGCTCATGTCCGAGATCGTCAACACGATTATTGCACTGCCTCCGATCCTGAGACAAAGAGTCCAAGCGGATCTGCATAGTCTTGTCGGCTCCAATGTCGTCGCACTCAAGAAGGCATGATATGATACGACTCTATAATCAAGATTGTCTTGAGGCTATGCGAGAGATGAGAGACAACGAGTTTGATCTTGCAATCGTCGATCCTCCTTATGGACTCGGAAAAAGAACAACAGACGGAGGAGGAGTCAATTCTCAAATTAGATTCATGGATGACATTAGGAGATCCAATTGGGACGATGAGATTCCTCCTGACGAGTACTTTGATCAGCTCAAAAGAGTCTGCAAAAACTATATCGTTTGGGGAGGCAACTACTTTCCTTTATCTTGCTATAGGACTTTTATAGTATGGGACAAAGAAAACCATCTGCCGACAATGTCACAAGTTGAGCTCGCTGTGACTAGCTTCGACAAACCTGCGAGACTTGTCAAAATAAGCAGCACACAAAAAGACAGATTTCATCCTACACAGAAACCGGTCGCTCTCTATCTTTGGCTCTTGCAAAAATACGCACAGCCCGGAGACAAGATACTCGACACGCATCTAGGCTCTGGCTCTTCGGCTCTCGCAGCTCATGACTTAGGATTCGACTTTGTCGGCTATGAGCTTGATAAAGAATACTATGACAAAGCACAAGAGAGACTGAGACAGCATCAAAGACAACTCTCTCTCTTTGAGGATGCAGTATGCTAATATGTGATCTTGACGTTACGACACTTGAAGGACAAATCTTGTATATGCTCGATCGTGTCGCTCGCAAAAATGCAGAGATGTCCGCTCTAACTATGGAGATGGACAAAGAAAAGATCACGCTCAGAAACTATCTGCACATATACAGTCAAGCAGTCACAGCTCCACAGGTTGACGATCTAATTGCGGCAATAATCAAAGACATGTTATTGCAAGAGTCAGATATACAATTCGTGTTTGACATGGACGGCTCACAATGGACAGACTGCATCCAGAGAATCAACCAAAGAAACGAGAGCAAGCTATGACAGAGATAATACTCGCAGGATTGATCGGTCTGCTCATCGGAGTCGGAGGAGCGAAAGCACTCGAGACAAAGAAACCAGTCCAAGACACCACAGCAACAAAACAGCAAGAAGTGATACACCAGCTCACAGACTTAGACGTGATAAAAGAGCTCTGCAATCCTGAGCAGACTCAGACACAGGACGGACTCCTGCTCTGTCGCGAGATGACGTGCCTCGTCTACTCGAGAGGAATCGACTCGCAGACATCCGGGAAACAGTGCGAAGAGATCAGCAACATACAGAATACAATGTCAATGATTGAATACTGCAATGAGCAAGGAGACGGAAGTCTCTGCACCGATCTATTTTGGAGACGAAAATGAATAGTCTTGGAGGAATGGCCCAGCGTCTGACATGGCTACGAAAGAGAGCAGAGAATGATCCCTTGAGATACTTCTCTCCGACTCCTCCGCAACAAAAATATCTTGCTGACAAAGCACCGATCAAAGCCTTGATAGGTGGCAACCAAGTAGGCAAGACACTTGCAACATGTGCACTCTTGCTATATCACTGCCTCGGCAGACATCCTCACTATAAGACAGATCCTCCTCCGATCGAAGCATGGCTCATAACGCACAGTCACGAACAATCTCGGACGATACAACAGAAGCTCTATGACATGATTCCGAAAGAAGAACTTGATCCTTCTTGCGAGTTTGTCCGGGGCAAAGGCTTCCGAGGATTAGCGCCGCTCTGTAAATTCCGCAACGGATCTCTGATCCGCATAAAAACAGCAGGTCAAGGGCTAGGTCTTGCCAGTGCAACAGCGAATCTTGTCTGCATCGATGAGCCGGTCGATCAATCGACTTTTAATGAGCTTGTTGCTCGTACATCTCGAGGAGGAGCAGGAGGAAAGAGAGGTACAGTAGCGATCTCTTTGACTCCGGTCGGAGGCGTAGACGTGACATACATTAAGGAGATGATACAGAGAGGATTGATCTCTTGTCACAGAGCTCCTCTAACTGTCGAGGCAACAACACCGATCGGACTGCCGAAAGGATTCCTCTTGAATCAAGAGCAGATCGACAAGATCACAGAGGCGTATCTCCCTTATGATCGAGAAGCTCGAATCAATGGCTCTTTTGATGTTGCTCCGATCGGAGTCGTCTTTGAGAACTTCGAGCAAGATATGATTTCTTCTCAACCTGTGCCGAGAGGAGGAGACTATCGCTTCTGTATTGGCATCGATCACGGATCGAATCCTGGCTCACAGGTTGCGGTCTTGTCTTGCGTAGACATGAGAGATCAACAGAACCCGAGAATCTTCGTGCTCGGAGAGTACACGTCAGGACAAGCTCCTCCCGAGCATCATGCACAAGCGATTCTCGAGATGCTCAAAAAGTACGGAGTCGATCCAAATCTTGCACTATGGACAGGAGACGGAGAGCACAGAGGACGCGATCAGTATCGTATGAGTAACATTATGCTTATGAGAGCTTTCGAGAGCATCCTCGGTTATCCTCCTCGCGGTCTACCGTTCACAGTACGCAGAGCTAGAAAAGGGCGGCACTCCGTCTATTTTGGTGCTAGTATACTGCATGCAATCATGTCAAGAAAACACTTTTGGATTCGTCCAGAATGTGAGCAGACAATCAAATCTATACAGAGATGGACAATGAAGAGAACACAATCAGCAAGGTCGAGAGATGCAGATCAACATGCGATCGATGCTTTGCGTTATGGACTCCTTCCGATCCTAGACTATAAGCCGATTATTCCACAAAAGATCAAGGTGTACTAATGAATATTAACAACGTACCGCCAAAGCCTCAGGCCCCGAGCAACACAGACGAAAGACGATGGGAGCACTCTGCACTCCGCAGACGACTCTTGACCGGACTGTGGGAGCAAGATCTCGAGAATGAGCTCCTGCGACATCTGCCCACAGACAGACGCGAAGCTCTCGGGCCGTCAGACATGTCGAGCTGTGCAATCGAGCAAGTTACAAGACAGCTAGCAATGCTCTACCATTCAGAGCCAAACGTGACAGGAGAAGGAGACATCTCTGCACTTGTCGGACGAGATGGATATGTAACCAAAGCCGGGTTTTTTCAGCTCATGCAGAAAGTGCAGCAGATGACACTCGGAATCCGCGAGATGTTTGTACGTGTTGATGTTGCTCCTCATATCCCAGGAGATGTTGCAAGAGTCCCCGGTCTATCCTTTCGCTCTGTCTCTCCTGACTTTGTGATCTGTGCTGCTTCCGAAGATGCTCCCGATATACCTTTGTATTATCAAGAGCTCAGACTCAGGATGCACGCAGAGACAGGAGAGGCCGTTTGGGTTTGGGACATCCTCGATATACGCAATCCGAACGAGCCGCTATTCGGAATGTACAAAGCAACACCCGCAGGAGGAATCGGAGAGGATATGTCTGAAATGTACATGGGACATCCAGCAATGAGAGGAGAATCATATCCGTATCGAAGCAAGGAAGGAGTACCGTTTCTTCCTGTCGTTTTGTATCATGCCGAGAAAACCGGTCAGTTATTTAATGCTTTTGACGCTTCACAATTATGTTATGGGAGCCTCGTAGCGGCAGTACTTTTTTCCTTCTATGTACATTGTGTGCGCGATAATTCATGGCCTCAGAAGTATGTAGCCGGGTTGCATCTCGCAGGACTCTCGCAGCTAGAAGGAGACTTGACAGGACGACGCTCTGCAATCTCTACCGATCCGAGCAGCATCCTCATGTTTCAGACAGACCCAGACATGCAAGGACAACCCTTGATCGGCTCCTTCACATATGCCGATCCCGAGAAGCTTCTGGAATCAATAAGCAAGTACGAGTATCGAGTCGCAACAGCAGCAGGAATCTCGTCGGAAGTATTGAGACAGAGCGGAGATCCAAGATCAGGATATGCACTGTCAATCTCTCGAGACGGACAACGAGAAGCACAGCGAAGATATGCTCCTGTATTTCGACGAGCAGACGAAGAAATGCTCTCAAAGTGTGCAATGCTGTCGAATCGTTTTCTTGGTGCATCACTACCCGAGACAGGATACAGAGTTGTTTATACTCCGCTCGGACTATCTCCAGAGGAGATGCGAGCACAACGAGAAGACATCATTCAGAAATTATCAGCAGGACTCATCTCTCCCGTCGATGCAATGCAGATCATGAATCCCGATCTTGATCCCATCGAAGCAAAGCAAGAACTAGAGAGAATCCGAGCTGAAAGAGCTCAATACTCAATCTAACCAATAGGAGACTACAATGACAGAAATCGAAAACGAGGGCCGCACATACGTCCTCAAATCAGAAATGGAAAGCATCATCAAAGAGAGAATCGGCAAGGTTGCAAGTCGAGCGACAGCAGCAGAGCGATCTCTCGAGGAAGCACAGAGCAGACTTGCGAAAGCAGAGAAAGCAATGAGCTCCGTCGATATACTCAATCAACAGCTATCCGACATGCAGACAAAGCTACAAGGATCAGAGCAACGATTCGAAAGATATCAGTCGATCTCAAAGCATGGACTGACAGATCCGGATCTTGTTGAGGCGATAGAATGGAGCTTTGAGCGAGCACAAAAGAACAAGAGCGACAAAGAGCGACAGACTCTATCCGAATGGCTAGATCAACAAGTAGACAGCCCGGACACAGCACCGATCACAATCCGTCCACACTTGCAAGCTCTCAAGATGATCGGAGAGGATGCAGCAGAAGGATCTCCAATGCAGGAAGCATCGACAGCGTCACAGCTACAATCTCTCGGTGAATCACTGGAGCCAAGAGAGCAGGCAGCAGCTCCGAGAGCAAACGTCGGAGCAATCCCTGCTCCAGATAGTCCGGGCTTTCTTGATCGTGCTCTCAAAGATCCCGAGTTTTACGCAGCGAACAGAGACAAGGTTATGCAAGCTTGGAAGAGTCGCAACAGGAGACAGTCATGAGCGAGGATCTTCGATCTCTGAATACATACCCGGCTTTCTATAATTTTACTGCCGGAGATTCTGCAACAGTAGAGATTCTTCTCCCTTCTCCGGCTACACAGATCAGTCTCGGATCTGTAGGGAAAGAGATATATGTCTGTCGCAATGGAGCCACAGACGGAGGAGCAATTCCTGCGAATAAGATGACAGTCCCATCCAGCAATTATATCGTGCTCAAGTTAGGACGAGGAATCAATCGACCGCAGTCAATCTTCGTCGCATCGAAGTCAGGCAATGCCGAGATTTCTGTCGTGCTCGAGGAGTTATAGGTGTGTTTCGTTTTGCATTTTTTATCAATCAATCAGGCGGAGCAGGAGGTGACGAGATGAAACAAGCGGATCTCTCCTCGCAGTGTAACGGCTCAAATACGTCCTTCACAATTCCCGAAGAATATCAGGCAGGATCTCTACGAGTCTACTATAATGGAGTCCGACAAGTGGAAGGAGAAACGTTCAGTGAGCATGATACTACAACCTTCACAACAACCGATTTCACTCCATCGACAGAAGATTATCTTACTGTCGATTATATTGCTTCATCATAGGATTTCTCATGGCTCAAGATTATAGATCACTCGATACTTTCCCAGCAATCAAAACATTCGCGATCAATGGAACGACCTGCGTAGAGGTTTTTATTCCCAACGACTGCAATCAGGTCACAGTCGGAAGCGAATCTCATAAGTTTTATGTTGGACAGCAAGGACAGACAGACGGACAAGCTCTGACAGCAGACAAATATTTTGTTGCTCAGAACGAAAAGAAGACATTCAAGATCGGCAAAGGACGCAACAGAGCACGATCGCTTTTTTTTGAAAGCAACTCCTCATCAGATACTCTTGCTATTGTGATGGAAGAGGTCATATAAGTTTTACCCGGGGACTACAACACGTGTATAACATTAAACCTATATAGGAGTATCTCTCATGGGATCAGTACAAATTAAAGGCGGTCAGATAGTCGATTCGGCAATCGTGGCAGCAAAAATCGCAAGCGATGCAGTGACATCAGTCAAGATCGCATCAGGAGCAATCACATCAGGCAAACTCGGTTCATCCGCAGTATTGACCGCAGCACTCAACGACGGAGCTGTCACAGCAGGAAAGCTCGGTGCTTCTTCTGTCGAATCTGCAAAGATTGCTGACGGAGCAGTATTGACAGCAAAACTTGCTGACGACGCAGTAGACACAGCAAAGATTGCGTCTCTTGCCGTATCAACAGCCAAGCTCGCAGACTCTGCTATCTCAGCGGCCAAACTCGCAAGCTCCGCAGTCGAGACAGCCAAGATCAACGACGCAGCAGTAACAACAGCGAAGATCGCTGCCGATGCTGTTGACGCTTCAAAACTTGACTTGACAGACACTTATGATTTCACAGGCGGCACTCTTCAAGTAAGCACTCCGAGCAATGGCAACGATGTTCCGAATAAGAGCTACGTCGATTCTGTCGCAGCTGGACTCTCTGTTAAAGAAAACGTCCGAGTCGCTAGCGATAGCAATGTCGATCTGACTTCTGCTCCTGCGAGCATTGACGGAGTCACTTTGTCTAACGGTGATCGTGTATTGTTATTCGGCCAGACAGACCAAGAGGATAACGGAGTTTATTCTTTCGCGGGTTCTAACAATGCAATGTCTCGTACTACAGACATGGATGCAGGTGATGACTTTCCCGGAGCTTTTCTCTTTGCTCTTGAAGGTAACACTTTCGACAATCAAGGCTTTGTCTGTATAAACGACACAGCTCCGAATCTTGGAAATGATAACATCGAATTCCAAAGATTCACCGGGCTCGGCTCAGTCACAGTCTCAGGTGGACTCGAGAAAAATGGCGATGATATCAGCATCTCAAACGGAGGAGTCACAACTGCAAAGCTTGCTGACGGTTCTGTATCGACTGCCAAGATTATCGACGCTAATGTCACCAGTGCAAAGATCGCAGACTCTTCAATCTCTAATGCAAAAATGGCTGACGATTCTGTGGGAGCAAACGAGCTCATCGACGGATCTGTCGGATCTGCTGCTCTTGGTTCTGCTTCTGTACTTGAAGCAAAACTTGCTGACAATGCTGTTGCGACTGCAAAGCTCGCTGACGGTGCTGTAACTACAGCCAAGATCGCATCGACTGCTATCGACGCAAGCAAGATCGCAGACAATGCAGTCACAAATGCAAAGCTCGACGACAACGCTGTAGACACTGCAGAGATCGTTGACGCTGCTGTATCAACCGCAAAGATCGCAGACTCTGCTATCTCTTCCGGAAAGATTGCCGCTGCTTCTGTGACATCTGCAAAGATTGCCTCCGGTGCTGTTGGAACGACTGCTCTCGCTAGTGGTTCTGTAACTTCTGACAAGCTCGGATCTTCTTCTGTGACTGCTGCAAAACTCGGAATCACTTTCGCACAGGAAGGATTCCAAGTATCAGGAGGGAGCACATCAACTCTCACTCTAGGTCAATCATTGACAAGTAACAGCATCAACTCTGTACTTGTATTTAAGAACGGTCTGTCTCTCCGCAACATGACAGCTCTCGGGGACACTCCTGCTGACGAAGACGAATTCAGTATCTCAGGATCTACTGTGACATTCGGAGGTAATCTCTCTAATGGTGACGGTGTTCTTATATGGTATTGGTACTAGTATTTAATCTTACGTAATGTCAAGCCCGGTCTATATGGCCGGGCTTTTTTTATGCTATACAAAGTTATACACAAGTTATACACAGCCTATGAATAACTAAAAAGGGAGATCGATCTGCACAGACTTTTTCTGTGTCTTTGGATCTGCTGTTGTCTCCTTTTTTCCGTTAAGTCTATTACATGCAGAGATAGCTCTCAAGTATTCTCCTTTCGTCATTCCTCGTCTCTTCCTTGGCTCAAAGACAATCTTGTTATCAATATATCGAGCAAAAATATCGATCATTGTTGCATACTCCTTTTTTATGCTATACTAGGAAAGAATACAGCAGGGTACGGTCGCACCGGTAACAGCAGAGAAGCCCAGACGCACTCTCAATATAACCCTAACGAATGGAGCCTATCATGGCAACAACAAAGCCTATTACGTTTGATAGCGTAGGAAGTCCCTTATCTGGTGGACTTGTAGACAAATTAAGACTCGCAGCGATGATTTCTCAAGAGATCAATCTCCTGTTAAAAGACAATACAAACCTTCGAAATACTCCTTTATTGAGCTACCAAGGATCAATAAATTCTAGTGGTAGTGATACCGTACGAGTTAGATTGGCCGGGCTCGATGGATATGATAGCATGTCCGCAGCAACTTCTGAAAACTCAGACGAATCCGCAAATACTACAGCACTAACAATTAACAGTGCTGATCTTGTAGCCGCTCGACAATTCATTATTTATGAAATGGACGATCTCGCATCAATGACAGGATTCGGTGGATCTGATATCGATCCTTTCCGCATCGCTCAAAGCATTGCAGGAAGTTACGAGACTCGTTTTGCAGAGCTCACAGGAGCAGCAGCAGCGTCTTTCACAACTACAGCGGGAGCAAACACAACTACTCTCTCAGTAGACGACTTCTTTGACGCTATCTTTGAGCTTGAGCAAGCTTCTTCTGGTGCTGGTGCTCCCGGCCCATACGCATGTGTACTCGCGCCAAAAGCATTAACCGAGCTTCAAGATTCTTTGCGCAATGAGACTGGAAACGCAGTATCTCGTATGCAGTCCTCAATGGACATGTTGCAGGCCAAAGGCGAAAACTTCGCAGGAAATTTATTCGGTTGTGATGTCTATCGCTCGGCTCACGTGAACGAAAATGCTTCTTCCGGATTCGACAACTTTATGATTTCTCCGATGGCTCTCGGCTTTGTCGATGGTATTCCTTCCGGTGTACAGGGATCTGCTGATCTTATGTCTATGGGTAAGGTTGTTGTCGAGTTTGATCGTCGTCCTATGTCAGCAAGTACCTTCATCGTAGGTCACGCTTATCTCGGACTTGGAATCATCGAAGACGCTCGCGGAGTAAAATTGCTAAGCAAGCGTTAATCTGATCGTTTTGTTGGGAGGTTGCAGGGTTCAAATCCTGTAGTCTCCGGGCTCTGCGATCTCCCAACTCTTTTTTGTTATGGAGACTACAATGACAGACTACAGTAAATTTTCTCAACCTTGGGAACAGAAAGCCCAAGTACAAACCAGAATACCCAAGAAAGCAAACAGCCGATTTCTGTTTGCACACAATCCGGAGAACTGGGAGCTCAAAGTGATAGACACATACACAACAAATAGCGAAGGAAAGCGGAAGAAAGAAAAGATTCCTCTTCTGCTTCCGGTGTTGTCGTCTGTCGGAGAGACTCCCGGAGTCAATGGTACTCGAGCAGTCGGCAACAGAATCGACTCCTCAATCATGCGGACAATGATGCAAGACAAAGGATGGACTCTGCTCGATCCTGCGAAGCATGACTACATGAGAGTATACCCGGCTCACAAAGGAAACTATCATACATCTAAATGGATACGTCTCGAGAAGGTCGGACGCAGAGTTATCGAGCACTTCGATCAGGACGGATTCGATCAGTGGAGACTTGAGCTCATGACAAGCGGAGCACTCAATCCTCCTCATCCGCAAATTGCTTCTTTGAGATTGATCTCCATGAATAGAGCAATGAGCAGACTCGAGAGAGATCAACATATCCCAGAGGTAGCGAACAGACTCAAGTCAAAGCAGGAAGAGCTGAGACTGACGAAGAAAGCAATCAAGCGAGTCGAAGAGCTCGGAGGAGCAGCATATGAGCTCCGATAATAAAAGAGCAGCGATCGATCGCATGGCTCAACGTGTATCCAAACAATCTAACATTTCACATACCAAAGCTCGAGAGATAGTAGTCAAGCACTTGACTCGAGCAGACAACAAGAAAAGGAGCTCATAATGTCTTTTACAGATAAGCAAGAATTCAAGATTCCTCGTCACATAGTCCAACCCGGATCTGTCAATCCTGAGACAATCACAGTCAACAAGACTCTGACATATAAGGATGCACAATATCAGCTCCTCAAAAATGTCACAGGATCTCTTGATTGTATCCTCCCTGCGTACAAAGACGGAGCTTCTTTCTGGATCAAGAATCGAGCTTCTTCGACTCACAACATCGTAGTCAAAGATGTAGACGCAAATACAATCGCAACGCTCGGAGCTGGTGAGGGAGTACTCTGTGTTTCTAATACCACAGCTTGGTGGGACGTAATAAAAGGATAATAATCGATGTCTTCGTCTACTCCATACGCAGCACAGATTCGAGCGATCGAACTACTCGAGAGAAGCAAAGCTCAGACAACAGAGCTCAAATTCTATCGTGATGGTTTGCAGCTCGTTCCTACTGCTGCAACATATACTCTCATAAAGCCGACAGGATCGGACTTGCTCACAGGAGCAACAGCAGCGATCTCGGTCGCTGGCACTGTGTCCTATGCTCACACAGCAGAGCAACTCGCAGACACTGAGACGCTCGGAGAGGGATATGTGCAGGAATGGACAGTCACGATTGACGGAGACGATTATCTCTTCCGTCGCATGGCTGCACTCGTCAGACGCAGATTGTATCCTGTTGTTTCAGACATTGATCTGACAGCAACATATTCCGATCTGGAGAATGTGCGACCGAGCTCATTGACAAGCTATCAACAGTATATTGATGACGCTTGGTATCAGATTTTGAGACGAATAAGGAACCGGGGAATGGGATATGAGTATCTCATGATGTCAGCAGAGTCCTTCTTTGAATCTCACAGACATCTCTCTTTGTATCTGATCTTCCGAGACTTTCATTCTTCTCTCGGTCAATCAAATGGTCGGTACTTGGATCTTGCAAATGAGCATTACAGGCTATACAGAGACGAGTTTGACTCTATAAACTTCATTTATGACGAAGACCATGACGGAGAAGCAGACGATCCCAACAAGCGAACAAGAGGACAGCCGACAATCTTCCTCAATCGCCCCGGTCAATACTATCGGAGACGGAGATACTAATGTCTGTGTCTGTGAAAGAAGTACAGCGAGCAATCGCAATCAAGATAGGAGACTTGTCAGGATTCCGAGAAGTCCGACAGCTTCCGGAGATGTTCGGACGCACACAGAACACTCTTGCACATCTTGGTTTTTCGGTCGAAGTATCGAGCTCTCAGCAATCGAACGAGAGACAAAGGATTGCAGTCGGGCTCTATGTTGATACAACAGTGAGAGTCAAGCTTGCATATCGACTCCGTCCGCATGATCTTGTGCTAGACTATGGCAATGCACTCGACAAAGAGCAAGAGGTGATTCAGTCAGTCATGAATCGCAACTTTGCAAAGGGTATCGAGGTCAGATTCCTTCGGGCTTCTCGCAGGACTCCAGACTCACAAGAATACTTAATTTCAGAAATAGAGCTCCAAGCTCTGCACACAATCGAACTAACATAACAGGAGCTAAATCATGGCCTACTCTACATTACCAAAGACTCGTCGAGATGGTGTTATCACCTTGAAAGACGCAACAGGGACACCAGTCGAACTCATAATCGCATATGAGGAAGGGAATCTCACATTCGACACTCCCAAGGCTGCACAGACTGTTATCCGAGATCGCGGAACAATCAGCACAGTACGCAAGGGAGACGACGAGCCAGTAGCAAGCGGATCATTCTCTGCATACTTCCGACAGTTTACAGACGGAGCAGAGGCCGGCTCAATCCTTGACTTTATCAACAAGACCGGGAACTATGCGAGCAACATCTCAACAGGTACAGCTGGGACTCCATTCGTAGAGTTTTACTGCATAGATATAGAGTATGCAATCGATGCGACAGCTCTCGGAGACGACGCACCAACAACAGCAACTCTCTCCAAGTGTGTTTGTACTGCTTCTTTCACCGAAGGAGATCCGTCAAGCTTCACATTGAACTTTACTAGCTATGGCGCTATTGCATACACATAGATATACATCGGAGACTACAATGAAAATTAACATTCAAAAGTTCGGGGGGGAGATAGACATCTCCTCTCCGTCTCTTGCTACCTGCTTTGAGTTTGTATCGCTCTGGTCTGCTGAGACAGACAATGCGATGCTTGCTCGTCTTTGTGCAGGCTCAATCGGAGTATGTCTTGATCATACTGCTAGATTACCAAAATACCGCCCAGTTAAGCATCGTGCTTCTGATTATGGTCATACTTGTCTTGATCGTCTGCTCGGACTGGGAGTAACTGCGTCTGTGATATACGAGGAAGGAGTCAAGTGCTTGTCTTTTATGTCGCAGAAGATCCCGACAGAGAGAGAGGTCGATGAAAGGGCAAATTTTTCCTCTACTCAAGAGCCGGACATCTCGACAGATTAGCTCTCCGACTGTGTCGTTTTTGGGGACAGCCTCCAGGATGGTTCGCATCTCTTGATCCACAGACACAGACAGACTTGATTGCAGATTATATTCTTGAGCACGAATCACAAAAAGACAGAGACGAGCGGAAAAAGAAGTATAATATACAGCAAGCGAGACGTATCAAGGAGAGGATGAAAGATGGCTAAAGTATTCTACAAGCATGGCAATGCTGCGGTCGGAGTATCTGACGAGCTCGAGAGACTTGTTAATCAGCTATTGGACGCAAATCCTATCATCAAGCGAACGATGTCCGATGCTGTTGAAGAGATATATCAAGACGCATATCGAGAATGGCCTGTCAGAGTCGATCCTCCTAAGGGTATCAAAGGAAAGATGATGACAGAGATGTCAAGACTCAAGAAGTCCGGCAAGAGCTCAAGTCAAGCATACGCAATCGCAAAGAGTATGGAGGACAGAGGAAAGTTTGTGCCAGGAGACGCGTCAGAAGCAAAGGTATCTGACAAGAGCCAAGACTCAAAGAATAAGCTAGAGAGAGGAGTCATGATTGACGGGCCCGATCTCGTTGCTTTCGTCCGCAATACGAGTCCCTACGCTTGGGCAATCAAGACCGGACAGTATACTCTCAACGATCTCGCATATGGTACTCGGACAAGCAATGAGCTTCTCTGGAGTCCAATGAGGAAAGCAGGAGATCAGCTTGTCGATGTACTCGCAGACGATCTCATCAACCAAGCGAAAAAGGTGTAATTATGGCTGACGTGAATAAGAGCGTAGAAATAACGCTACGTGCAAATCTCAAGCAACTCGAGGAAGGACTCAAGAACATTCCGAATATGACGAAGAAGGAAGCGAAAGCGATGACGCGTGCTCTTTCTTCTGAATTCAACAAGGCACAGAAAGCAGCAAAGAAAGCCTCAGAGGAAAGCAAGAAAGCAGCAAAGGCGACAAGTGCAGCATATGAGCAGAGCGGGAAGAAGGTCGGAGCATCGTTTGACAAAGTCGCTCAAGATGCAAAGTCAGCAGCACAAGAAGTCAAGATAAGCTTTGAGGATGCAGCGACAGGATCGAATCAACTCGCAGAAGGAGCCGAGACGATAGGAACATCGATGGGAGCTGCGGATCTTGCCATCAGCAGATTGATTCCCGGACTAGACTCAGGAGCAAAGAAAGCTCTGGAGATGGCTGACGGTGTCGCCACAGCAGCAGAGCAAGCGATCAAAGGAGGCCCGGCAACAATGGCACTGACTGCCGCAGTCGTCGCAGGTACAGCAGCATATCATCTCTATACAAAGTCAACGAGACTCGCAGCAGCACAGCAGAAGAGACTCGCAGAAGCACAGAAGCAAGCGAACGAGAAACTTGACGAGCAATTCAACATCGTCCAAGGCATCACAGGAGATTTTAAAGATGCGAATAGAGAGTATCAACTACTGACAGGACAGATCACACAGCTCGAATTCGATCTGTCATCCGCTCGAGACCTCTCTACAGAGAAAGCAAATCAAGAGCTCAAGATACAAGACAAGCGAATCAAAGAGCAGGAGAGACTCCTCAAGATTATTGACAAAGGCAGAAAGTCAACAACCTTATTATCGGAGCAGGAGAAAGAAATACTCAACTCTGCAATGTCTACAAGTAAATTCAAAGAGACAGCTGCCGGACTCGTAAATAGTGAAATAACAGATCAAGCGAAATTAATCGGTTTTCGAACAGAAGCACTCCAGAGACTACAGAAAGAGAGAGACTTTGCAAATGCAATCGTCAGACGTAGAAACGAGACTCTTGAGCAAGAACAAAAGCTTATCAAAGCAAAAGCAGAATATAATAAGGAATCGGAAGAAGAAGAGAAGAGGCAGGAGAGACTTGCAAAAATGGAGCAGAGGAGACTCGAGCAACAGCAACGACTCCAAGAGATCCAAGCGATAGGACAATCACTCTCAGATAAGAGAATCGCAGCAGAGGACAGAGCTCGTCAAATCTTCATTTCTACACTTGATCCACAGCAGCAAATCATCGAGCAGACAAAGGAGAGAGTCAGACAAAATGATCTCCTCCAAGAGCAGATCAATCAAGAGATCGAAGGTGCAGCAGCACTTGCAAAGACGGACAAAGACAGAGCAGCAGCAGCAGAAGTCAAAGCAGAGGGGGAGAAGACAATCCGGGCTCTCCTTGAAGAGCGTCAAGTCATAGAAGAAGAAGGAGAGCTAAAACTTGATGAGCTTCGACAAGAGAACAGCGACAAGACAAAAGAGAGAATCAAATCTGAATCTGAGCTCAGAAGAGAAGCAATGCAAGAGGACATTGAGACTCTCAATCTTATGCAGCAGGGTATCGTCGGCACATTCTCCAACTCAATCCAGACAATGACAACGATTGCAGAAGCAGCAGGCAACAAAAACAAAGCAATAATCAAGGCTCTCTTTGTTGCTCAACGAGTCGCAGCTGTCGGAGAGGTTGCTTTCAACACAGCGAAAGCGATCACAGCAGCTCAAGCATATCCTCCTCCCTTCAACGGTCTTATGATAGCCTCCGCAGTCGCTGCAAGTGGTGCACAGATGGCGAGCATCTTCGCACAGCAGGCTCCGACTTTTCACATGGGAGGTATGACTCCAGACGAAAGCATTGCAGTCGTCAAGGCAGGAGAGGCAGTGCTCGACAGATCAACCGTTGACAGACTCGGAGGAGAGCAGGGAGTCAATCGACTACAGAATGGACAAGGAGGATCTCCGGAGGTTATAGTCATGAATCCGTATAAACACTTTGATCGATACATAACAGACAGACAAAGAGCAGGTCTATCCGCTCGAACAGCAAGAAGGGGATACTAATGTCAAACGTTACACCGACATACATGAGAGGCTTTCTCGTTCCTTTGGATCTTGGCTCTGACAATGTATGGAAAGCACAGAGCACATACTCCACAGCAGACGAGAGAGCAGGCGATCCAGTACCTGCTCAAAATAGTCCGATGCAACTTGTAGCCAAAGGACAGCAGTCAGGAAATTCGAATCTGACGATTGAGACGAAGAGTCCCGGCTTTGCAGGATATGGAGCTGGCTTTGTCTTCACAGACAACAATGCAGGAGTAACCTTCGGGCGAGATCCACAAAATAGTCTTTCCCGATTTCAGAATCTGAGATTTTCGTCATCGGCTCTCACGATATACAAACATCCGTCGGCTCTTGATATGGGAGACGGTGATCTCTTGGTGAGCTATCAAAAGAAACTCTCTCCATACAGGACTCTAGAAGTCGATACATGGGATGTCGGAGACACAGTCTCAAATACAACGATATACACAGAAGACAGCTCAACGTCAGGATATAATCTGTTGTCTGACATGTGCATCCTCCCAGATGGATCATATCTGATCTGCTTCCTGTCGGGAGACTCGGAGAGCGTCAACATCAAAACATTCGTCAGCACAGACGGATCTACATGGACAAAGAGAGCAGACAAAGCAGTCCAAGACGAGATTCTTGTCGGCACAACAACAGGGAGCGGAGCATCCTTTGAGAATCACAATCTCCAAAGACTGAGGATTGCACAATCAAACGGAGTCGTCTTGCTGCTCTTGGAATCTATATGGAACAATACAAGTGCAACAAAGAGAAATAGACTCTTGCAATATGCCTCGACTGATCTCGGTGGAACCTTTCGAAAGATCACCACAGACACAGAGATCGAAGATCACTCATTCCATAGTATCGATCTATACACAGAAGGCGGACTCTTTCGTCTTGGGTTTTACGCAGACAAAGATCCGAGCTATATGACTCTCCCTTCAGCTTTTACCAGTGCTCACGCTCTGCGAACTGCCGGGGCCTATATAATCGTCGATGGTTCTATCTCTTGCAATGGTACAGATGATTTCATGACAGACGGAGAGCTGTCAGTATGGACAGATGAAGGAGCGAGTCATCATCTTATCGCTCGAGCATCCTCGCTCTCTGTCGGAGACTTCCGGGTCTATTGGAGTCAAGATACTCTCGAATGGCGAAAGATGGGCCAAGACATCAACGGAGCCGGGCGAGCTCTGCGAACCGGAGACGCAAGTAGTCAAGTCGAGAATATAAAAGCGATCACATGGACAGGAAAGACTGTGATCGTCTGCGAACCTGTGACGACTGCTGTCAATAATAGTATCATGAGATTATCAATGGGAGGATATAGCTCTGTGACTCTCCCTGCGTCTGCTCTTGCACAGTCAGCTATTGCAGAATGGAATCGCTTGTCATACGCGTACAACTATCCCGGACTTGATCTCTTCTCTAATTATGCGAATGTGTCAAAGGTTGCAGTGTCAGGAGGCGAAGCTCTTGGAGCTTTGGGAGTCGAAAATTCTAACTCTGAATACTGGACAACAAACCCGAGCACGCTCGGTCTACCTACCGCAGACATAATCCGCAAAGGTTTGATTGTACATGCTCGCATCTCAAGAATGACAGGCGGCAACAACACAACAAGAGTCAGAGGAATACTGCTGCGTATCGATGATGGATCACAAGACTATGAGATTGAGGTCAGAGTCAATGCAACAGAGATCATCGTGCGAGACAACAATGCGAGCTCAAGCGTTATTACAGTCGGCTCTCTATCTCTCAATGATGTCGAGCTCTTGATCGCATTGTCGAATACTTCCGTCTCCGTATACTATCGAGACGTAGACAGCGAGAACAATCGCAAGACATGGATCGATGCAGGAACATACAGCAGCTTGTCAGACGGAGGAGGCTCGTCGGCTTTGCATCGCGTCCGATGGGGACATCTTGCATATGCTGGGCCCGGCTCTTTGGATACTACATGGTCGAGCATATCGATCTCTCAAGGATTCCAAATATCAGAGCAGATCCACACATTCGCGAATCCTGCCGATCTTATGCAGCGAGCATATCCAACAATCAATAGATTCGCTTTTGTTGCAGACAACGTCTCAATCAGCACAGCAGACGGACAGACATATCTCGGAGACGAATATACAATCACACCAGATAGCAACTTCTCGATCAATAATGTATTCTATGCAAACTCTCCGACTCCGAGAGTAACATGGAAAAGTCAAGCAGTAGTATCCGGGAATGTCCCAGAGAACTTTATTGCACTCAAGCTCAATCCGGACACCACAGTCCACAAAGACGAAGCTCTCCCCAATGATATACTTGGGTTGCATCTCTCCGGGTATAACTTCCGATCTGCAAAGATTGAGTATTATTCTTCGGGATCATGGACTGTCCTCGACACATTCAGCACTTGCATACAGACAGCCGCAAACGTAGACGGACGCACACTCACAGGAGAGAGCTCTGCGAGCAATCAACCGTATTTTCGATATAATGAATGTGCAGGATATACAGTCAGGATACAGACAGGAGCCGAGGACTTTGTCTTCCGTAAAGTCTTGAGCAACTCAGAAGGAGTCTTTGGAGGCACTCCGACAGGGACAAAGCAGGCGGTTCTTTTATTGGATGAAGATGTCACAATCACAGGAGCAAATGCAGACATTGAGATCATCCCGAAGAGTATGACGCTGCTGCTCAATCTTGAAGGTCAGAAAGTCGAGGCTCTAGGATTGCGTATCACAGCACAGACAACGCTTGAGAATGATTTTCGAATTGGATTGTTGCATCTCGGTGCAGCAGTGATCCCCGGTAAGCAGTATCAAAGAGGACGCACGATCAGTATATCGTCAGGCACAGAGACAACAGAGACACAGTCAGGAGTTATCTATGCTCGCAATTATCGTCCTTCTCGTCGAATCTTCCGCATCGCATGGACGGAAGGGATCGACATCTCCGAGCTACAAGGCGATAATCCTGATCCTGACTATTGGATCGCAGACGTAGCAAGCGGTCAACCTGTCGCGATTGCAAATGATGTCCCTGACCTGTTGCAAGGATTGCTCGACTATCTCCAAGGTGAGAAGACTCCTCTTGTATATCTTCCCTTGATAACACAGACAGACGATCCAAGAGAGCTCTTGAGAGAGAATGAGCAGGCTCTCGTCATGCTGACCGGAGATGTACAAGTTGAGAATGTGCTCGGAGATGAACTTGTCACGTCAGGAGGCGAGCTCATGCGAATCGCTACATTGACATTACAGGAGATCATATGAGAGTCTATGCAGTTACAGACTTCCTTGAGACTGAGATATGCTTCCTCGCAGAAGTAGATATCAGAGGAACCGTATATCGATTCTCTTCCTTTCCGATTGAGATCGATCTTGACGGAGGCGGTATTGTATTCTATCCGGGCCTGCTGTCCGATCCTGACTTCTCGCAAGAGATTGTCGAAGTAGGACAGATCAAGCTATCAAGCAATACTATGTCGATGGCTCTCGTCTTTCCGTTCAACATCTCACAGCGTCAGATGCTCGGCACAGGAATCGACAATGCAAAGGTTACAATCTCATATGTGACAGTCAAGAGAGGACAGGTTGAGCAGACATACGAAGAGATCATCAATTTCTTTCAAGGCGTTATTAGAGAGCCGGTCTATGGACATCCAGACGCAGAGCCCGGCTACGTAGAATTCACAGTAGAGAATGAGATATACGTCAATGATACGAGTCTACTAAAGGCGATCAATGGAGACTTGGTTGTCTTCGATAACTTCCCTTTCTCCACAGGACAATTTCAAGGAGCAGGAGACATTCTGAATATAGAGACGGAGTACATCACGAATCAAGTCAAGTTTTCTCTCGGCAAGACTGTCCCTGCAATTATCGGAGCTCCGGGCGAAACAACGCTCATCAATGGCGACTCTCTGGAATATGCTGCGACTCCTGCCTATAAGATCGGGACATATGTTGATATACCGAACCCGACGATCTTCTTCTTGCTCATTGCAGGACATTACTGCACAGCATCGACAGTCACACTCCAAGATAACGACGGCAATCTCGTCAGCTCGAAAGCAGTATACAACAGCACAGGAGCAAGCGGCCAAGTCTACGCATATGCAATCTTCGATCAAAATGAACTGTCATTCACTAATCTAGTCGATGATCGACAGTATGAGTATTATGTCCGATGGACAGACGGAGGAGGAGCAGTATCTCCCTACACAGGAGGAGAGCTATCAAGAGGAGGAGACTTGATTGCATGGTCGCTCGAGTCTCTCAAGATAGACTTTGATCGCTCGGCTTTCGAAGCAGTCAGGCCGATTCTCAACGAGTACAAATTCGCAGGATACATCAACGATTCAGGGATCAAGATATACGAGTTTCTACAGAAATATATCATTCCATTTTTACCTGTTACATTGACGACAGGAGCAGGAGGAATCTATCCTGTTATCGATCATCGAAATACAGAGTTATTTTTGTCACCAAGGACGAGCATTGAAACAAATGCAACCTTTGAGCGTATCTCACCAGTAACTCCGAGACAGAGCGAGATCATCAATGATCTACTCGTCAAGTATGCGAGCGGATTCGAATCAACAACAAAGATCAGTACGAATTTTTTTGGTGGGAATGTCGGAGCATATGAGTCTGTCGGAGGCACAGAATACAAAGGGATGATCTACATCCGAGCAAGGAGACAGGAAGGAATCGAGACTCCGTATGAGGTTGTATCTCCTTACTGCATTATCTCACAGCAGAGATACGGGGTGCAGAGCTCCACAATCGAAATTGATTATGTTCATGACAGAGATACAGCGATCAAGATCGGTCTTGACATCATCAGACGCAAGTCTCTTCCGGAGAAAGTATGCACATACAGAGCAGCGTTCTCCTTCGGTTATCTGTCTATTGGAGACGTGATTGAGCTCACAGACTCAGACATCGGATTGTCACAGAGCAGAGTCCAGATTGTCGGCAAGAGATACGACGGAGCGAGCTGGTTATATGATATAATGTTTCAAGAGAACCCGATCGATAATACAAGAGACGCAACATGAAATATATAAACTGGGGAATGAATCAGCCGAGAATCCTCAATCGTCTCGAATCGATGGGATACAAGATTTTTACGCAACAAGAATTCGATCTCAATATAATCGGACTACGCTCTCCGATCAGGAGGCCCGGACTCTTTGATGACGAGATTCGAGTATGTTACAAAGATGGTTTTGATTGGGTCGAAGAGAGATACAGAGCAACAACAGATCCAAGTATCGAGCAGCACAGAGATCCGAACAACCCGAAAGGAGTCGCAGTCTTGAAGCCCGGACAATACAGAGGAGCATACTGCATCGACAAGCATCAAGGCAAGTATTACGCTCTATGTCAGAGGCTCGGAGAGGTCACTGTCTACCGAGACAACAACAGAGACGATCACACAGACTATATCAACGAAGAGTCTGGATACTTCGGAATCAATCTGCACAGAGCCCACAGCTCGAAGATTGTATACTCCACACGATACTATAGTCATGGCTGCCAAGTGATCCAGAACCCGGCAGACTTTGCTCGTTTGATGGGACTCGCACAATTGCAAGTCGGGATAGGTTATAAAAGTTTTACATATACACTAATCGAGGCTACAGACGAGGATCTTGAATAATGGATGCATCAACTTACCACGATCTATGGGTCAACATAGCCACAAATAGTCCTTTCCTTGCTTGGATGATCTACAGCTATGTACAGACGCAGAAGGATCTCAAAGAGACAAGAGAGCACGGCCGGCAAGAGTCAAAAGAGATACGAGCAGAGGCCCGGCAAGAGGAGCAGGAGATCAGAGCACGTTTTGAGTCTGTGATTGCTGATCTCAACAAAGACCGGACAAAGCTCGTCGAAGGATTCTCCGGACGCATTGACTCTCTCGAGAGAGGACAGAGGAAGCTCTTTGCTCTACTCGAGCCAATGAAGGAGCAGATCCACGAAATCAAGCTCAAGGAGAAACTCAAGAAAGAGCTATCTCCGAAAGAAAGAGCGTAGATAATACGATGCTCTCCAGTACAGACGACGCATGACAGACGCTCTTATCAGCTTGTTATACAGTCGTCTTGTTTGCTGTACGTCAATCTGTGCTCTGTGTCCTGAACACCATCCGAAATACTGACGAATCGAATCCAAAGATACAGACTCCAGATGATGCAGATGCTCAAAAGCAAGCGTCACTGTGTCGATCATTCTGCGATCATGTCGGCATCGGATTCCGAACCGGTGACAAGACTCAGAGATAAACTCCTCGTCAAATCGAACGTTATGTCCGACGAGGATACAGCCAGACAGCAGATCAGCAACTCGAGCAAAGACAACGTCAGGAGCTGGTGCATTTCTCCATTCCTTTGGATTGTATCCGTTGATCTCGAGAGCTCTGTCACTTGCATGTTCAATATGTAGGGGAGCGATCTTGCTGGTGAATGTCGTCTCACCTTTCTGCGGACAGACTTTGATGATCGATATTTCTATCACTTCATGGATTGCAGAGTTGAGTCCTGTCGTTTCTACGTCTACAAATGCGAGCGGTTTTTGCATTATTATCTCCTAAATATATTTATTTTGTTGTCACTATGTGAACAATATATTAACATAAGGAGAGAGACAAAGAAAGGACACAAAAAGGAGACTACAATGAAATACACAGTACACCAATTTAATAATGCAGTTATTGCTTTCGACATGCTCGAGGACTTTCATACAATCGGAACAGAGACAGGAGTCTCTCTTGTATGCAAAGGAGAGGTTTCAGGAGTGTATGATACACTTTATGAAGCAATGACAGACGCGATTGAGCACTCAGACTTTATCATCAGCAATCAAGAGATACTTAATCAAATGCTCAGTGCAGAGCCAAAGCCAAAGAAGAAGCAGAAGGCTCTCTCTCTTCCTAAGCATGTCTGTTATACTCTCGTCGTCAAGCCAGAGAGAAAGACTGTGCTCGAATACTTCGGGAGCAAAGTATCTCTCAAAGAAGCAAAGTCGATCATTGAGTTTCTCTTCACTGTGCACTATAGCTCACAATACAAGAAGCCTCTCGGAGATCAATTTGATTGTGATGATGTATATCCCAACATCAAGAAGATGATAGCAGACGGATCTCTCACAATCGAACAAGCAAAAGACATCTGCATGAAGCATTGCTCAGAGTATGTCTTTCAAACAAAAATAGCAGCATAGGAGACTACAATGAAAATACACATCAGCCCGAAGATGATCGCTCTCATGGTACAGAACGCCAAGACGAGCGAAGAGATCCAAGCAGTGCATGATCTCGTCAAAGAGTCAGCACATCCGTATCAACTCGGATGGATACTCGAGCAGAAGATCAAGAAGATCAGAGAAGAGAACCAACAACAAGAACAAATAAGTATACAAACAAAAGATCCTTGGGAAGAGTATCTCAAAGGGGATTTTAATGGAGCAATAAAAATAAAACAGGAGACAAAGAAATGAGTGAACAAAAGAAATATAGACCGTCAAGCGGAACAGAGGGAATGTGGTTTTTCGAGAAACATTGCGTAAATTGCAAGCATGATACAGAAGAGAATCCTTGCGAGATTATCATGATGACAATGCTCCACGATACAGATGAGCCAGAGTATCCGAAAGAATGGATATACAAAAAAGAAGAGCCTACATGCACAGCATACACAAAGAATGAGGAGACAAAGAAATGAGTGATTATTACGTACACACAAGAGAGCTCTGCTTCGCAGACTGGCTCATACAGATCATGACAGACAACGAGATCAAAGGATCGCAACTTGCTCGAGCAATCTCGACAGAAGACAGAATCGTCAATCGAAGTACGATCTCTAATTGGAGATCCGGAGAGAGGCTTCCGAGCTGCGAGCTGCGTGTCAAGCTCGCAGAGCATCTCTCTTCTGTTGGGATCGATGGATACAATGCTTTGATAAGAGAAATCCTTTGGAGGGTACACGTCAGCGAATGGAGAGGACAATGAGCCGCAGACAATTCAATCAGAAGATACTCCCTGACAAGCCTCCGGTCAAATACAACAAGCTACCCAAGAGGCCGAACAACAACAGGAGAGCCAAGGCGATTACAAAGATTTTGCTCAGACTCAAGAGCGAAGCAAGAGACGAGTATTGTGTAAAAGAGTTTGCAGCAGCATGTCATGTCAAGGTCGGCAGTGCTCAACTTTGGTTTTATGGCAGACCATACGGAGAGTATGCGGTCAACTGTATCGCGAGATACTTCGCTCCTCTCGTAATGATTCCTCTTCCGGAGCTCCGCAGACAACTCGAAGAGGCAAGACTAGAAGCACACAAGGAGACAAGATGATCCCAATAATCTCAGACTCAATCAAGACAGGAGCTCTTGATGTTGGCATTATTCACATGAAGACAGAGCAGCAGACAATCGCAGGGATTGAATATAGAGTATCGATTGCTGATGTGCTGTCCTCGCGTGATACTGTCTATCGTGTGACTACATACACAGAGCCGCTTGAGCTTCGATGCTTCGCTGTGTGTCTTTGTAAAGGTGCTTTCTTTCATGGAATATGCAAGCATATTGTCGCTGTCCTTTGCAAGTCAACAAAGGAGACAGTATGATAATAGACATCAAACCAATCGCTTGTCCTCGTCCAAGAGTGACAAGGCAAGGACGCGTATATTATCCGATGAATTACAAGGTATGGATCAAGGATATGAGAGAGCGTCTCAAGGATATGAGTATCCCTGACGGAGCTCTACATGTCGATCTGACATTTATTGTCAAGCGTCCGCAGAGACTACGCAAAGGTGACAGAGTGATCCACAGCAAGCGTCCGGACTTGGACAACATGATCAAGTCTGTACTTGACGCTCTGCCGATACCAGACGATGCTGTCGTTTGTAGCATCACAGCCCGGAAGTATTACGGAGCCACAGACGAAGATCCAAAGATAGAGATGATTATTTCATCCGCAGAGAGCACAAAAAAAAGTCTCGAATAGCAGTAACTATCCGAGACTCAACAACACAAGAATAATAACGCACAACAAAAAGAAGGAGATATCATGCGTATCTATAGTATAACAGCATTTCCCAACATTCGACAACCTGACAGACAAATAAAACTCGCGTACAGCTGGACTAATCTCTGTCGATTCCTTGGGAAAGAAAGAGAGCCAGTATCAAAGATCAAGCAGGGAGCTTGGAGCCCGGCTTCCTTCAATGGGAAGAGACTCAATGAGAACGTGACAAAGCTATCCTGCCTCGTCTTGGACATCGACTCTCATGTCGATATGTACGAAGCAGGAGCGAATTTAATGGTGAGAGATGTCAAGAGCTACATGCACAGCTCAGTCTCTCATGTCACAGGAAAGAATGAGCGTTTTCGCATCGTCCTTCCTCTTGCACATGATGCTCCTTTGGATCAATGGCCATATTATTTCCGAGCTCTGCGGACTTGGTGGACAGAAGTCTTTGGAGCAGACAGAGGATTCGACGAGAGCACAAAAGATCCGGCTCGAGCGTACTATGTCGGATACCATACAAAAGAATGGTATGAGAATCACACAACAGGAAAAGTCTTAGACTGGGAAGGGAGAGCAAGAGACGAGGCTGTCAAGTACGAAGCAGAGCTGCGACAGCGAAAGAGAGAGCAGGAGGAGAGACGAAAGCAAGCAGAAGCCAATAGAAAAAAGGTAGGTCGTCAAGCATCATACAGCGACAAGAGACGATACATGTATGAGATGCTTCGCAATGATACAGGAGCCCGGAGAGACTTTGCTGTCTGGCTCGGTGCAACGCTCAAAGGAGGAAAGAATGGAATGAGAGCTGTACTCTGGTCTTGTCCTCGATGTGCAAAGAATGACTGTACATTCTTCTATATCGATCCGACTCGTTATCCATCTGCATACTGCAATCATCGCAACAATTGCAACTGGAAAGAATCTGTGGGCTATCTTGCAGAGATAAGCGGATACACACTATAAACAACACAGGAGACAACATGACTAACACACAAAGACTACACAATCAGGATGCAAGAATCGTCGCATTGCAGAATCTCGGCTTTGAGATACGAGTCCGGAGAACAGACTCAGGAGACAGAGTACTTGGCTCGCTTTTCAACGTGACGCAACTCCTGAGACATTATCCTAGCTTCCGAGAGAGAGCACAGTATGACGACTTTGCTCAGCTCGTTATGTGGAGGAATGAGCATAACCAAGTCGAGACTGTTGCAGACTATCACATCGACATGATCCGGCTCGAGTGTGAGGATCGATGGGGGGTAGCTTTCACTGCGGATAAGGTATGGTCTGCGGTCGAGCTCGTAGCAAAAGAGAATCGCGTCAATCCTATTCTTGAGCACTTCGAGAATATACGGTACAAATGGAGGAAGGGGGACAAAGAGCGAGCACATCGATTCCTCATTGACTACATGGGAGCAGAGGACACACCGATCAATAGAGCCTATTCTCTTCGCTTCCTGCTGTCTGTAGTAGCTCGAGCACATGCAACAGTACATAGGCCGGTCAAGGTCGATACGACGCTTGTCTTGTACGGAGGCCAAGGTATCGGAAAGAGCACAGCACTTGAGGCTCTTTGCTTCTTCTTGATCTTTGGATCTCGGTACTTCGGAGACTCAGAGATCAACATGGACAAGTATAAGGAAGCAGTGCAGAGTATACAAGGCAAACTGATCTATGAGATCCAAGAGCTAGCAAGACGATCAAAGTCTGTTGAGGTAGAGAAAGCTTTTCTCACAAGAAAGATCGACGATGTCAGACTCCCATACAAGAGGAGCAACGAGAAATTTCCTCGTCGTACTGTATTCGTAGCAACCACGAACAAGAAGAACGTCTTGCACGATGCGACAGGCTCCCGGAGGTTTTGGTGTGTTGACTTGGGAAAGCAGAAGATCGACATCAAGAAGATCCGAGAGGATGCTGATCTCATATGGTCGGAGGTCTTGCACTACTACGATCAAGCAAAACTCGCACAAAAAGAACTACACTCTCGCAAATAGGAAAACACATGAAACATTTATCTATTAAACAGCTACAAGAAATTATCGAGCTCGGTCAATGGTATCTGACAGACGAAGAGGAGAAGCTCCGCATGCTGTCAGCTCAAGACTTCACCGATCCGCATCCTCTGACAGACGCAGTCCTTGAGATTGCAGAGCGACTCCCATCTCCAGTAACCACAGCACAGATCATCGCGGACATGTACAGCAGTCCAGACTTGACGAAGGAGACGAACAAGCATCTTGAGAAGTCTACACGTCAGAATCAAAACATCATCAATGACATATTACTCTCTCATGGCTATGTCTACGGACGCAAGAGAGCGACGCACTCCGGACGACGCTTGCGAGGTTGGTATATGCCCGAGACAGAAGGTGGGCCGGGCCACTAACTGGCCCACTAACTAAATCGTCTATAAGCTGGGATCTTCCTAGCTTTTTTTATGGTGGGCCAGAAAGCCCACCTATTTTGTATAAACTTTATAATTACTTTTTCTCAGAAAGTTTTGAAGAAAAAAGGTGGACTTGGTGGCCCACCTACGAAAAGCAAGTATCAACCTATATTATCGAAGGTCAGGAAGGTGGGCCAAAGGTGGGCCAAGGGTGGGCTTTTTGGCCCAAAGAACAGAAAAACACGAAAAAGAGCGTTTTTTTGTTGCCACTTTGAAAACAAACGTGTTAATATGTTTACATCATGACAACACAGGAGAACATCATGACAATCAACCAAATACAAAACAAAATGATCGCACTAATAACAAAAGAACTCAAAGTGCAGGCGGACGACTTTGACATTACATTCATGTCAGACGGATCTTTCAATGTTACGCTTTTTACAGAAGAGAACCAAGAGCAAGATATGAATACAATCGTCAAGATCAAGAGCTACTTTGTAAACTTGGGCGCTACAATAACAAACGATATAGACGTTTATATCTGCCCCACAGACGGATATATCGGAACATTCCTTTCAATCTTGAAATAACAACAGGAGACAATCATGATCAACGTGAAACAACTAGTATACAAAGCACTGAGCGGAGACGAGAGAGCATATCGCAATCTTGTACGCAGATATGGAAAGGTAACGACAGCAGAGCTACTCAAGGCAGGGAGCAAGACATGCAGACAATAATCGAGCTCGGCCAGATAGCAAGACCGATCATTATCATCGGAATGACAATCGGGACAATCTTTTCACTTCCTGTCCTTTTATCTCTTGCCGATGATAACAAACGTGATTAAATAGTCTATGAGATTTTGACACACTTCTCTCCATAGCTCCGACATTGTCGGGGCTTTTTTTATGCTATATTCTCAGCACTGAGGAGAGACGATGAGAGCAGAGCTGCACATACTGACGAGGAGACTGCTTGCTCTGACTGCTGCGGTCAAACGTCAGGAGAGACTCGGCATCATCGACAGACGCAAGCTCGCAGTCATAGAGATATATGTCGAGCTCGTCGATCTCTTGGTACAAGCACTGGAGACTCCAGGCTCTGAGTAGAGACTATTCTCTGCTCTGAAATCAAGTGATAGTTAATGTGTGCAAAAATAAATTATTTATTTTGTGTTTTCAGGTTGACAACAAATATAGAACATGTCATATTGTTTACATGATGACAACAACCGGAGACAACATGAAAAACTTTTTTGACCTTGATACAGACTTTGACTTCTCAGCAGTAATTGTAGAAGAGGAAGAAGAAACAATCGAAACAGCTACTCTTTTCACTCTTGCAGACTTTGCTACTTGGTATCCTTCACAAGAAGTAATCGCTTATTTTACAGAGGCAGGAATCGCAAAGACTGCAATCTCTGGAGCACTCAGAGCTCTCCTAATCGACGAAGACATTGACAACACAGAAGAAGTACTCAATAACCTTTTCAATGTTGTACTTGCTTCTGAGGATCTCGTATACTACACACAGAAGACTCCTCGTCTTGACTGCTTCCGTCCTAGCAAGAGCAGCACTCTCAAAGGACATCAAGCTGCTCTCCTTGCAAACCTTATCCGCAATGCAGTCCTCGGAGTCACAGCATAATAACAACAACCAAGAAGAGCAAAGAGCCGAGACTATTCTCGGCTCTTCTTCTTTTCTCTTGCACGCTCGATCTCTCTGACTCGAGACTTGACCCAACGTTGACCGGGTGATCCTCCCCACAGAGCCCAAGATCGTGCAGCCTTGCTCGTACGATCTCTTCTTGCTTCCTTCTCTCCGGGAGACTCAGCATGACGAGCAAACCATGCTCGCATAAGAATCATCTGCGGTTCATCGACGGAGCCGCTTGCAATCCTTCTCGCTGTCCTCATTCCTGTGCCGGGAACTTTCTTGCCTCCTTCCTCTTTGTATGCTGCTCTTTGTGCCAATGGAAAGGATAGATTGTAGTCAATCGCTCGCTGTGCAATCTTGACTATGTTCTGTGGTACTTTGTACTTTGGCATTTTTTGCTCCTTTTGTTGCACAATGTATATCATATCAGTATAATTATACTACGAGATAGGGAACATTATGCACAAAACTACACGAAAGAAGATCGTCAAGAAGATCGTCAATAATCCAAAGAAGAAGAAGCCGAGCAAGCCAAAGAGAGGAGCCCGGACTGCTACGAACAAGAAGAAGCAGAGCAAGCGATGAGCAGAGCAAAGAAGAATCGGAGCATCGACGAGAACAGAGCGATCAGTCAAAGGATTGATCAGCTCAGGATGCAAGGACTCAACAAGGAGCGAGCGACAGCAGCTGCGTTCCGAATGTTCAAAGACGGAGAGCTGACAGTGAAGATCGACAACGTAAGAGCTCAAGGAAAGAAGTCTGCTCAAGAAGTAGCGATCGAGAAGGCAGTCATTGCAGCAGCAACAAAGATCCGACAGCAAGCACAGCAAGACAAGAAGAGGATGCAGAGAGCGGAGATCCTTGCACGTCGAGCGAGACTCAAAGCCAAGAGGACAGGACAACCAGAGACAGCAGAAGAACTCGCGTCAAGGCTACGCACAGAGCCGATCGCAAGGACAGTCGAGAGGCTCAGACGCAGACAGATATAGCCATGTGTCTAGGGCTACCCCCCCCGCACTGCGTGTAC